CTCAAATAGAGAATACCCTATATAGAAGCAAGGGACTAATGTCACTTGTGACTAATGACGGAACATTCTCTTACGCATTTGGAACAATATGTACTCCAGATGTTTACGATGGGCCTGATCGATAAAACGCAGTACCTCGATATCATTAGATATCTTCACCTTCCGTTCAATCGATTGTTTTGGGAGGTCTAGCATAGCTAAGACTCCTTCAAACTTCTCGATATGACTGAACATTGCATCCAGCCCACGATACCCGACGTCAATATCTGCCCTTAAGGCATCTGCCTCAAGGAGATATCTATTTAGCATCGAATGAAGCACAGTAGCGATAGCAGAGAGGAATGCTGGACCTAGGATACTCCTATACTGAGAAGGAACAATCCTATCCAACCATGAACTGACTTTTAATTCAGAGAAACCGTCTGCATCAATAATATGGAAAAGCCGATTAAGCTTTTCGATGGCAATTGCCTCATAGAAAGGATGCAGGAGGTTCCAGTAGTTACCATACTTATCTGGTACCGCTGGCATGATTGGCGGCATGGTTCGATTATGTTTGAAATAATAAGCCAAAACGCTTATTAGATGCTCATAAGGAACCACATCAATGATCCGTCCCAATGAAGAGGTCGGGTTCATAGGATCCATGAGAGCTCGAATTAGTCACTGACTAGACAGCTTACGCTGTTTCACCAAACTAACTAATAACGAGATCAGGGAAACCTTATTGAACCAATTGGAAGGCTTTGATTTAGACCAAGGTAAACCCTTGATACATAATCAAAAGACCCCCATCGGATACTTGCTAATCCCCTTATTCATAAAATAAGAGGCAATAGCGATCCGCCCCCTCAATGAGTTTTGCCCATAAAGCTGTTTCCATGAAACAGCAGACGCGTCGGAGGAATTAACCCCGAAACGCTTAGCAAACTCAAATACCGGTGAATTAACTGAAACTAAAGATTTAGATAAGTTAATTCCGATACCAAGGCCGGAGCATACCTTAAGGTATTGCTCTGCAATCTCAGCGTTGAATATCACCAAGTCATCTCCTAAAATCTCATACTCTTCATTCCACTCACCGGTCTTACGATATGCAAGAGCGGCGGAGAATTGGAGCAAGAGGTGATGAGTCAAGGCTAGCATATTTCAAGATGATAGTGCACCCATTGGCTGGCCGACTGCATATCTCACTTTTGTCAGTGAGATTCCGTAGTTAGACCCTGAAGAGGGAATAACATAATTCCGGAGTGTCAGCAGTCGACGCCAACAGGTACCAAGATCAGACTTGAATAAGTAATTCAGAAGGACTTCCTGGATTTCCACAGGAAGCCGATCTGTCGCACTTGACAAATCATAACTAAAGGCCTTCTTTGAGGTCTCTGCTTTACGTAGAGATCGCTTAAAGGATGCCTCTTGGTCAAAAGTACCATCATTCGGTAGGGAACGCAGGATCTCACCCAGGTAATCGTGTAAAGGACTTAGAAAACTCTGAGTCCACACATCCACCATAGCAAATATCCTTAGTTTCCCCGCCGCCTCTTCCTTGAACTGCAACTGACCAATAGCTTGGTTTTGCGCCTTAGTCTCACCTGAAAGGAACGGTTCGAAAACCGGCCCTTTGAGCGTCTTAAAAGACAGAGACAGATTAAATAGCTGGTCCCAAAGGAATTGGGAACCTGAAGCTACAGAATATGCCCTGAAAATTGGCAGGAAGCCTAATACATCAATAGTATAGGCGTCCCGGACAAAACCAGTCCATGAGACAGTCGAGCTAGGACTCGATTTCAATAGTGGTAACAGAGAAAAGGCAGACACAGATCTTCGAGGGATATGCGGAAGAAGGCGGACAAAGCGTTCCGACCATTCTGCCACACTAACCAAGAAATTTGGGTCGCCCGAGTACGGAGCTGTAATAGTATCAAGTTTTGCCTTAACAGGAGCCGAAATAATACGGTAAAGAGAGAAAATCGATAGGTATAACCTAATCGTATTAATCCCTCCTACGCAGATCGCACGCCGGTCAGCAAGCTTGATAATTACAGGTAAACCACTAGTTGATAACCGAGGGAGGTGCAAATCAGGTTCAATCTCTCTTAGAGATTTGAAAGGTGATTTAGCTACCTTTCGCTGTACTGCTATCTGGCAAGCCTTTAAGTATTTTACTACATAAAGGCTACCATGACGCTGATTCATACGAATCAGGTACTTACCAAAATTGTGTAAGAGACGTACACGGTTAGTCACTTTTGTACCAGTGAGAGTTGAGAGGGAAATAACCCGTCAACCAATTTCACTGAGTACCAATAAGAACTGTTTAGGGTTCTTAAGTGAGACCATAGCACCCGCTTCATATATATTCCGGAAAAGTTTCTTATTGGAAAAGAAGCCTCTATCACTCACACCTACCCCGTAGATGAGTAATTCAGCGCTTTCGCACCTAATTAAAACTCAGACCACAAGATAAGGAAAGAGATAGATATAGAAGTAATAAAACAATTTTACCATATATATATCCTTTATTATCGGGAACGGAAAATTAAATCCTTTCTGGGATGCCCCTGTTGGCGCAGATTAATCTATTCATTTCAGATTAATCCTTCTGCTACTAAGGGAAGTAGGGTTTCCACCCACACCCTCGCGGGACCCCAATAGGTATTTAATACCGTCATGAAGCAAAGTACCATCCAGCGGTTCCCCTGTAAAGGGGGACTGAAGGCCAAAAGGTACCACCCCTGACTCTCACCGTTATTGGTGATAGCTAGTCAGGAACCCAACTTACTGCTGTCAACACTCGTTAAGCGCACTTCCGAGTAAGATCTCCCCATTACGGGGCCTTACCGTTCCGCGCACAAATCAGTCCACACGTGGTGGATTGATCCAAGTGTATCTAACACTAAACTGGTTCCCGGCCTCAGTTGAGGCCTAAGTTTCCAGGGAGGCATTACGCCTCTG